AAAATATGAGAAAATTTAACTGGGACGAATTTAAGGATGCAGATAATAAGATCGCAGTGCATTGTAAGACTGAGGAAGAAGCAATAGACTTTTGTAAACAGATGTACAAGCATGGCATGGAATGGGCATCTGGGGATAGTTATTTGAGTTATACACACTATGGGGTATACAGGGATAAAACGTGTTACGGTGGAGATGGTGGGTATCAAAGTTATGATTACTTCGAGAAGTATAAATACAAAATCTTAGAATGGAGTGATTACATGGACAAAGAATTTACTAAAGCAGATCTGAAAGATGGGATGGTAGTTGAGTACCGCAGTAAAAGTTATGGGAGAAGGCTCGTTATAGGAGACATGTTGATCGGAGCAGAAGGAAGTCATCGGCTCATATACTACAACGAGGATTTAATAGATACAACTGGAGATAAAGATTTTGATATCATGCGAATATACAAGATCCAGAACGTATCACGATTTAACGAAATCCTGCTATACTCAAACCTTGAACTCATCTGGGAGCGCAAAGAACCAAAGAAAATGACAGTGGAAGAAATGAGGAAGAAGTTGGAAGAATTGACCGGGGAGCAGATCGAGGTGACGGCATGACCAGAGAAACCATGAAGCGCAGAAGGGAGACAGCAGACACCGTGAGAAAGATAGAAGCACACAAGATGGCAACGAGAAAGCCTTGTGAGACAGCTTTAAAGCAACAGGAGCATAAAGCCTTTGCCTGTGACTTTAAAAGCGGCGAGAGGGCGAATAAGGATACTGTGGACTACATAGCAGAGAAATACAACATAAAAGAGCGGATCCCGGGAGGTGATTGAGTTGGATAAGAATGTAATCTATGAGTACATGGATGCAAAAGCGTTGGTAAAAGAGACGGAAGAAGATATCAGACGGCACAGAAGAAAAACAATCGTACAGGATAAGGTGATAGGCAGTAATCCGGAGTTTCCATACCAGCCGCAGAGCTTTAATATTTCCGGATGCGCAGAGAGTCATGTGAATGTGGATGAGGAAGAAAAACTGCTGGAAGAGCGAAAGAGGAACGCGAAGCTGATTAAAGTAAAGGCAGAGCGTGTGATTAATAAAGCACCGGTTCGGATACAGCGGATTATCCGGTTCAAGGTGATGCAGGGGCTGACATGGGATGAAGTGGCTGCGAAAATGAAAGGAAATTGCACGGGAGAAAGCGCGAGAAAAGAATTTCAAAGGTGGATGAAAGAAAAATAAAAGTTTGTCCGTTTTGTCCACATTGTCCGTTTTAAATAATATATAGTATAACATGGAGTCAGAAGAAAGACTTCAAAATCTTTCCAAACAACATTCGGAACACCGCCGGACTTCTGCCCTTTCTCGTCTGGCGGTGTTTTTATGCGGAGTATAGCATCAATGGTAGATGCGCAGGGTCGCGCCCTGTGTCCTTGGTTCGATTCCAAGTGCTCCGCTTTGTGATGTGAGTATACAGGCTGCACAGCTGAGGTCTGTTCTGGGAGTGCACACCGGACTTACATCACAAATGGTACCAAAACGCAGATATCCGCAGATCTGCAGAACAAACAAAAATAGATTCAGCGATCTATATTTAGTGTCAGCGCCCGAGTGCGGATAGGGTAAAAGGATGTCAATAAAAGGCATCCTACCGGACATAGCTCAGTCGGTTAGAGCGGCAGCCTTATAAGCTGTGTGTCACGGGTTCGATTCCCGTTGTCCGGATTGTGGACTACTGCAAAGATTCCTCCTTTTTCTTGTAAATTTTGATTGTGTACTTGGTTATTTTGGTTTTTGTTGGCATTTGTAATTCTTTCGAGCAGTAGTCCTAAATTCTTGGCATCCAGAGATGGGTGCTTTTATTATGCGTTAAAGGTGGTGAGTCCTATGACAGAAAAACAGAAAATATTTGCAGATGAGTACTTGATTGATCTAAATGCCACACGGGCTTACCGCGCGGCGTATCCGAATTGCAAAAAAGATAGTTCGGCAGACGCAGCAGCAAGAAAATTACTCGGAAATACTCGGATTCAAACATATATCACAGAACGAATGGAAGAGCGTCAGAAGCGGACAGAGATCACGCAGGATATGGTACTCCAAGAACTGGCTGCTATTGCTTTTGCTAGAGCGACAGACTATGTATCTGTGATGGGTGGAATGGTGCAAGTAAAAGATACGGATCAGCTATCAGATTCACAAATAGCAGCTATTGCAGGAATCAAAGAAACGCAGAACGGGATAGAAGTCAAGTTAGGAAGTAAGGAAAAGACACTCGAGCTTCTCGGCAGACATTTAGGTATGTGGAATGACAAGCTGGATGTAGCAGGAGATATGGACATGAAGATTGTAGTAGACTATGGTGATGAGGATGAAGGAAGTTAATGTTGGGTTTAACAGAAATTTCAAAGAGTTTAATGAGTGCAAGAAACGATATCGACTGGCAAAAGGCTCTGCCGGATCCGGAAAGTCGGTAAACATTGCACAGAATTTTATCATCAAACTTGGTGATCCAAAGTATAAAGGTGCAAATCTTCTGTGTGTCCGGAAAGTAGACACAACAAACAAAGATAGTACTTATGCGGAGCTAAAGAGTGCAATATATAAAATATACGGGGATAAAGCGGGATTATTCTGGCAGATCAGAAGCAATCCAATGGAGCTGATCTCTAAAGTAACTGGGAATAAAGTAATTTTCCGAGGAATGAAAGACGATGGACAGCGAGAAAAAGTAAAGTCTATCACATTCGATGTCGGAAAGTTAACATGGATATGGATTGAAGAAGCAACGGAACTATATGAAGCGGATGTCGATATTCTCGATGACCGACTCAGAGGTGACTTGTCATTCAATCCATTTTTGTATTATCAGATCACGTTCAGCTTCAATCCGGTGTCAGCAACGCACTGGTTAAAAGCAAAATATTTCGACATAAAAAGTGATGATGTATACACACACCAGTCTACGTACCTGCAGAACCGGTTCATAGATGAAGCGTATCACCGGCGCATGATGATGCGTAAAGAACGGGATCCGGATGGATATCGGATTTACGGACTTGGTGAATGGGGAGAGACCGGAGGTCTTATCCTTACAAATTATGTGATTGAGGAATTCGATACATCCCCAGAAAGATTCGATTACATGGTAAATTCACAGGATTTTGGATTCAACCATGCGAACTGTATCGGGGAGGTTGGATTCAAAGATGGAGATATCTACTTATGCCGGGAATTGTATGTATTTGAAAAAGATACATCAGAGATCATACAGTTGGCTGAGGGAAAATTCCAAAAACGAATCACCATGTATTGCGATTCTGCCGAGCCAGACAGGATTAAGATGTGGCAGAAAGCAGGATACAGAGCATGTCCGGTCAAGAAAGAGCCGAACAGTGTAAAAGCGCAGATTGATTATTTGAAGCAGCATACCATACATATCCATCCGTCTTGCGTAAACACGACTAAGGAGATTCAGCAGTGGAAATGGAAAAAGGATGAGAAAACGAACACATTCACGGATGAGCCAGTGAATTTCTTTGATGATGCAATGGCGATGCTCAGGTATTCTATTGAGCAAGAGAGAAAAGGTAAGGTGAAGTTAAAGACCTTTAGAGGAGGAATATAAAATGAATGGGAAAAGACCATACAGATTGCCGGAACCGCTTTTATGTTCCGCTGACGAAGAAATTAACATGACACTGGTGGATGAATACATTCGAAAACATGAAGAGCGGATGCCGAGATATAACTACCTTGAAAATTTGTACAAAGGATTCCACGATGTCTTCCGCTTACCGGAAAAGGAAAAATGGAAGCCGGATAACCGACTGGCTGTAAATTTCCCACGGTATATCACAGAGACCTTTTTGGGATATGCTTATGGGATTCCAGTTAAAAAATCGCATCCGGACGAAAAAATAAAAGACGCGATCCTTGAATTTGACCGGGATAACGATATCTCAGATCAAGAATATGAGCTGGCGAAGAAGTGCTGCATCTACGGACATGCTTTTGAGTATTTTTACCAGGATGAAGAAGCAAAGACAAAAACAGTGATCTGCAATCCAAAAGAACTGTTTGTGGTCTATGATGATACTGTAAAGAGCCGCGCATTATTTGCGGTGAGATATGGAAAAAAGGACGATAATGTCACAAGGTATGGGGAGATACTTACAAGGACAGAAATTATCCCATTTGACGGAGAAAAGATGCGGGAGGGAATGCCGAACCCATATGGTCGCATCAACTGTGTTGAATATGTACTGAACGATGAGAGAATCGGTCTGTATGAGGAAGTCGCCGGCATGGTAGAAACATACAATCGAGTGATCGGAGAAAAGGCGAACGATGTAGATTCTTTCGCAGAAGCATATCTCGCAGTGCTGGGCGCAGAACTGGACGAAGAGGGTGTTTACAAGATTAGGGACAACCGGATTATAAACTTGTACGGCACAGATAATGCAAAAGATATTATCGTACAGTTTCTCGGCAAGCCCACAGCAGATGGAACGCAGGAGAATCTCTTAAACCGGTTGGAAAATTTGATTTACCAGACGAGCATGGTAGCGAATATCTCAGATGAATCTTTCGGAAATGCTTCCGGAACTTCTCTCGCATACAAATTACAGTCCATGAGCAATCTTGCACTAACATTTGACCGTAAAGTTGAAAAGTCCATGAGAAAGCGGTATAAGCTGTTTTGCTCTCTTGCAACGAATGTGTCAGATCGGGATGCATGGAAAGATATTGATTTTACGATGAGTAGGAATATCCCAAAGAATTTACTTGAAGAAGCACAGACAGCACAAGCGCTTGAAAGCATCGTATCCAAGGAAACGCAGCTGCAGGTGCTATCTGTTGTCAAGGACGTTTCGGAGGAGATCGATCGAATGGAGAAAGAGGACAAAAAGAAGCAGGAAACAATCGTAGAGAAGCGGATGTTCGGAGGTGCGGCGGATGAGCAGCAGGACGTACTGGAAGAATAGGGAAGAAGAACAGAGGAAGAAGAATATCAAGGACGAAGCTGAATACGCGAAAGAGATTGAGAAGATCTACGCGAATATGATGGATGAAATCCAGAAAGAAATCAATGGATTTTATGCGCGATATGCAAAAGCAGAAGGAATCACAATCGCAGAGGCAAAAAAGCGGGTATCTAAAATGGATATTGATGCATACAGCCGGAAGGCGAAACGGTATGTAAAGGATAAGAATTTTTCGAAAGAAGCCAACGAAGAGATGCGGCTATACAATGCAGCTATGAAGATCAACAGGCTTGAAATGCTGAAAGCTAATATCGGAATGCATCTTGTCGGTGGATTTGATGAGCTTCAGAAGTATTTTGACCAGATCCTGACGGAGAAAACGCTGGAAGAATTTGAACGGCAGGCGGGAATCCTTGGAAAATCCATCCAGAACAATGCGAAGATGGCACATTCGATCGTAAATGCTTCATTCCACAATGCGAGATACTCAGACCGTATTTGGATGTATCAAGATATGCTGAAAGCTGAATTGTCGAAGCTATTACAGACTGGTTTGATACAGGGTAAGAATCCGAGAACACTGGCAAGACACCTTACCAAACTGTTTGGAGTAAGCCGGGAAAATGCAGAGCGACTGATGATAACGGAGCTGTCGAGAGTGCAGGCAGAAGCGCAGAAACAGTCTTATATCCGCAATGGATTTGATGAGTATGAGTTTATCGCGGAGCCGACAGCCTGCCCGATCTGCCGGGCTTTAGATGGAAAGCATTTTAAGGTATCAAAAATGATGCCAGGAGAAAATGCGCATCCAATGCATCCGCGCTGTCGGTGCAGTACAGCAGCATATATGGATGACAAAGAATATGATGAATGGCTGGACGGGTATTCTGAGCACGGGATGGATTTTGAAACTTGGAAGAACAGGGTTGAAAAGAAATCTGTGTTTGATATAATAAAAGCAGATAAAACAGTCAGCGGACATTCTGGAACGCCTAAAATGGCAGAGGCAGGAATGGTAATAGATCACATTGGAAAAGACGGGAAAGTAGATGTAAGAGCTTTTTACGGAGAGTCGAAATTAAAATTTAAAGATATCCATACAACCGCACACGGGAATCCTAAGCAGCATCCTTATGGAGAACATGGGGAACACGTACATGATTATACATGGGGAGATGATGGTAGACTGAAGGATAAGACAACTCGCGAATTAAGCAAAGAGGAAAGAAAGGAGAATGGCGATATATTATGAATAAAGATGAATTAAGACAAATTTTATCTGAGTGTTGCAATGATATTTCTTTCTTTTACAAAGGATTGGCATCGGGAGTGACAGTTGAGGTCAGAGATTACATTCCAACGTATCAAGCGTGGCATGGTAATGATACGAAAGAGTATGATAATGTAGATGAGGTTATGAATGATAAATTTTATAGCGGAAAATCATTAAACGATCTAGTAAAAGAAGTAGAAATTGATGCAATGTAATACCATCGGTCGAGCGGGCTGGTGGTATTTTTATACCCATTTTGGAGGTGATGTAATTTGATTGAAGTAAGAATTCGACCAGAGCGAATTGAAATCTTTGGACACGCAGGGTATGCAGAACCCGGAAAAGACATTGTTTGTGCTGGTGTCACGGCGCTTACACAGACGCTGATCCAGTCAATTGAAAATTTAACAGATGATAAAATAGAATACAGAATCTCTCCCGGAAAGGTTGAGGTAGAATACAGGAATCTGTCAGAGAAATCAAAAACTCTGGTGGATTCCTTTTTCGTTGGCATCTGTTTGATTGCGGAAGAATTTCCGGAATATGTGAAAGTGAGGTGAAAATATGGGTAAAACAGAGACTTTTATCAGAGCAGCAACAACAAGTGAGCAGGCACTGATTCTGGAATTTGCGCATGAGGGGAAAGAGTACCTTGTGAAGAATTTTACAGATGGGGATGTGTATGTTGCGCTCAAAGAAAGTGCGACAAAAGAAGAAAGCGCATTGATTCCGGCGCAGACGGCACAAACCGTGATACGGAACAAAAATTACTACGCGGGAAGTAACCTCGTCCAAATCATCCCCACAGCAACCAGTCAAAAAGGAGTAGAAGTGCAATGCTTAAAATGGTAGACGGAACAGGAATCATAGGAGTGGATATGGTATGCCCTCTAGGAGTCTCTACGCCGCAGCCACCGAATTATGACAGGGTAGAGATGGAGGGTACAGGGATTCTGGTGCTGCCGAACAGCTTGGATGCGCCGCTGGAGAGGTTGGAGCTTGGTGGGAAGACGGAGCAGGTGCAGACGAGTGGGAAGAATTTACTTAACAGCAATATTTATGTACAAGGGTATCTTGCAAGCATTGATACTGGACAGAAAATATCGTTAAACACAGAAGTAAAATCATTCACAACAACTATGGACATAAATGCTTTACAAGGGAAGAGCATTTCAATTTCAATTCGAACAAAAGGGAATTCGGGAAAGAAATATGCTTTTACTGACGAGAAAGATGTCATTATTAACGGAAAATTTGATGCAGGCATGGCAGATTATTCGGAATATAACAATATACAAGTCCCGCAAAATGCGAAAAAATTTTATTTTTCTGTGACTTATGAGGTGCAAGAGAATACGAAATTGCAACTGGAATATGGTAATAAAGCAACATCCTACGAACCCTACACAGGCGGTAAACCATCCCCAAGCCCAGAATATCCACAGGAGATCAAAAGCGTTGGAAAGTGGAACGAGGAAACACGGAAGTATGAAGTTAGTGTGAAAGTTACAGGCAAGAAT